AAGGGCGTCCGAAACTTCTTTTTGGGTCAATAGTTTTTTAATAGCCATTGTTGGCTCCTGTATTTTCTGTGAATTAATTTCATAACTTACCCCAAGGGCTACCCTTTGGGTCTAATCGTAAACAAAATCAAAACTAGATATAGGCAAATCGCCTATCTATTGAACCTTAGCGCAAAGGCTTATAATAGTCAACAAGGCCAACGTTCAGCCTTTAATGAATGCTCTGACTACTATTAGTCTATGCCAATACAAGGTCTTTACCCATGAGTGACACTCCGCAAAACGATGAGTACGTAGAAGTTGATAACGAGACTAACGAACCTATCGAAATAAATGATTCTATCCCAGATTCGGACACTGGGGAGCAAGTTCAAGCTGAATCAACCGAACAAGCTAGCCCTGAAGAGGTTGCAAAGCAAAAAGCAAACGAGGCTTTCAATAAGCAATACGGCGAGAAGAAGCAGCTAGAACGTGACCTACAATTGGAGCGAGATAGACTAGCGCAATTTGAGCAAGCTGAAAGAGATCGGCAAGCGGCATTGATTGGAGATATTCCACCAATACCCGATGCTTTTGACGATGATTACGAGCAGAAGATAGCAGCTAGAGACCAGGCACTTGTAGAGCAAGCTAGATTCAACGCGCAGAATCAAAGTTATATGCAGCAACAGCAACAGGCGCAGCAACAAGCAGCGCAAGCACAGCAGCAACACGTACATGATTCAATGGTTAATTATACGAAAAAAGCCAATGAGTTAGGCATTAAACAAGAAGAATTGCAATCAGCAGGAAACGCGGTGGCTGGTTATGGTTTATCTGATGACTTGGTATTACACATACTCGGCGATTCAGACGGCCCATTAATTACCAAGCATCTGGCGGCAAACCCGCAAGACGGCTGGAAGTTGGCAAGTATATCACCTTACGAGGTTGGTAACTTCTTGAATGAAGTTAAAGCTAAAGCTGGCGCATTAAAACCGAAAAAAAGCAGCGCCCCAAATCCCGCAACCAATTTGCGAGGTAATGGCGCAGACCCTAGCAAGTCTAAATATAAGAATCTTGCTGGGGCTAAATTTGAATAGAGGAGCCACTCATGGCTAATAATTTTGACAGTAACTTTTCACGTAAAATCATGGAATCTTTCTTAGATAAATTCCAATCTGAGCGCGTTATCACAAAGAACGTAGATACTCAGCTTTTCGCTGGTAAGTTCAATCCATCAACTGGCGATAGCATTGATATTAAACGACCTACTGATTACACATCAGTTCGTACCGCTAAAGGTGATGTGTCGGGCGAGACTGCCAATGATATAATCACTGGTAAGGCAACTGCAACAGTTCAGGATTACTTTACTACTTTCGTAGATTATGACGAAGCAGACGAAGCGATCAAAATGAACCAATTGGACAAGTTGCTCGCTCCTATGGCTACTCGTATCGTTACTGATTTCGAGACTGATTACGCTAAGTTCATGATGAAAAATTCAGGCTTACTTGCTGGTGAAGTTGGTGTTGCAATCGGTGCAGGCGGTGACGCTTGGGGCGATGTTGCGGAAGCTGGCGCAATCATGCAGGCCTCAGGAATCCCAATGGATGGTGGCTGGAAGTATGCGGTTAACCCATTCGCACAGCGTAAACTTGCTGGCGACCAACGCAGCTTAGGCGGCGAAACTGGCGCAATGACAGCTAACGAAAAGGCCACTATACAAGAGTCTTTTGCTGGCATGAAAGTAATGACCGCTACCACTTTGGGTAACTACTCAACTGGTACGGGCGCAAACCGAGATGGAACTGTTGTAGGGACTCCAGTGGCAACCTACTTGTCTGCTAAAGACACCATGACCCAGGTTATTGGTGTTACAGCATTCCAAGCTAACTTGGTTGTTGCAGCAGGCGAAACAGTTACCATTACTGGTCGCTACCGCTTGAATATGTCAACTCGTGAAGTTGTACTTGATGAGACAGGCGCGCCAATAGTTTGGTCTGCTACTGTAACTGAATCGGTTACACTAAACGGCTCAGGCGCCGGTAACTTGACTGTTACAGGCCCAGCAATCTTTGAAGCTAACGGCCAGTATAATACTGTTGACTCTGCAATCACGGCGGGTGATGTAATCACTCTTGGTGGTGCTGCTTCTACTATTATCCAGCCTAACCTGTTCTGGCACAAACAAGCATTTACATGTGCGTCTGTACCAATCAAGAAATTACACTCTACTGACACAGTGGCTACAACCGAAGATGGTTTACAGTTACGTGTGAGTAAGGGGTCTAACTTCCTTGAGAACAGCCAGAAAGTGCGTATTGATTTCCGTCCAGCTTACGGCGTGATGAACCCGTTCTTCGCTGGTAAAGGTTTCGGTAACTCTTAACTAGTAGTCTTATCGCAACCCTTCGCTGAGGGGTTGCTATTAAGGTTATTAATTGAGGTGACACCATGAACAAGCTTTACAAGAAAGACGGCACAGAAGTAACGGTTAATGACAACTCATTGAAGTACGCCCTATCTATCGGCTGGACAAAAAACAAACCAGCAACAAAGAAACCAATCAAAAAGGCTAACTAATGGAAACGGCAAAAAGCGTCATCAATGACGCATTGCAAGAGATTCTTGTTCAACAGTCCGAGCAACCTATTGAAGCCGTAGATTTCCAGACATCTAAGCGATACCTGAACCGTATGATGGCAACAACGCCATACAACGGGCTGGGCTATACTGTCGTGGTTAATCCAGATGACCTTGTAACTATCCCAGATGGTGCGCTTGAAGGCGTGATATTCAATCTAGCGAAGCGGTTACTTGCAACTTATGATATGCCATTGACAGCTGAACTAATGCATTCAGCTCGCGCTGGCTTGCAAGAGATTAGACGCATAGCAGTTACCGTACTTCCAGCGTTCCACCCTTGCACATTACCAATTGGTAGTGGCAATGAGCAGGAAAACACATTTAATACTGACAAGTTCTACCCATGCCCAGATGATGAGCTATTGACAGAGCGCGGCGGTTCCATTCTTTTGGAGAGTAACAGTAATGGCGAGTAAAAAAGAGAGTCAATTATCAACTCAGGTGACCTTCGCCCCTGGGGACTTAGTAACAGGCTTACGCGCAAACACTAACGTGAATTTCTCATATGATGGCTTGTTTAATGCCATGAGTGGGTTGACCAACTTAAACCAGATTGGTAACACGTTTGGTGCGCCAGTATTGGAGCAGCCACAAGCTGGCGTTAACAATTTCAGAAACATCGAAAGCGGGTCGGGCATATCCGCCACCATCTCAGCAGAGAATGGAATCAACATCAAGCTGAATGTAACCCAAGACGTTACAGGTACGGCTATCATTGATGATGTAGCCGCTAATGTTCCTGTTCTTAGTTCGTTTGTAGCTGGTCAAGGTATATCGCTCATTAAAGCTGATAATGCCATTACAGTCTCAAACACCATTGACCCTGCAACTGGTTTATCTAATCGTGTTGTTGTGACTCAGGCCAGTGACTTGTCGGGTACACTTGACAGTACAAAAGAGTATTTTATTGACGGCATTATCAACATGGCAGCGCAGCAAATAACAGTGCCAGCCGGTGGCCTAAACCTAACGGGGTATAACTTCGACACTTCAAAGTTAACGTCGAGCGTTGAGGGTTACACTATGTTTATCTCGCCAGTCGGTGGGTCAGGCAATATCATCGGCAGGGATTACGCGATTGAAGTGACGGGCGCAACCTCGCAAGTTTACAATATAGCAAGTGCAACAGGTTTTAATGCGTTTGAGTTCTCCCGCATTAACTATAACGATTGTGAATCGCTCGGAACAATAACCAACTACAGGCAAGGTTTGGAAGTGGGAACTGGTCGTTTCGGTGGTAAGCCACAGCTAACCCTTGCGGGAACTTGGGTGGGCGGCTATTTCATTGATACGTCAATAGTCAGAAATCTTGCTGACGGAGCATACAGCTTGTTTGCTGCGGGAGCAGACTTCTTAATGAGTTCTAGGTTTAGAATGAATATGAATATTGACTTACCAGCCAGTGCTTCACTAATTGATTTTGCAGAAGCTAACTTTGTTAACCCTTCAACGCTACAGTTAACTAATGCCATAGTCACAAGGGCTGGCGTTTTTAACGCAGCAGATACTAACTTAACTCCAAATATAACTCCAAGCGCCTTAGTTTCAGCATGGTCAGGTAATATCGGCGTTAACAATACGTTTGTAGGTGGACAAGCTAATGTATCAACAGAAGTATTGACAACAATAACGACTCAAAGCGTATTTGTTGATTTAGCTGGTACGTTTACAGCATCCGATTTGCAACACTTTGACTCGCCAGTAAATGGGCAGCTTAGAAATCTGGGGGTATCCCCAGCGGAGTACAAGGTTAGCAGTCAATTCGTTTTATCGTCAGTGGCTAACGACGAGGTTGATTTAAAGCTGGTTATATTCAGAGCGGCAACAACAACATTTGAGGATGGTGGCGGTATTAGGCGCGTCATTAACAACCTTCAAGGTGGTCGAGAGGTGGGCTTTTTTGCTGTAACCGACAACATAACGCTTAACCAAAACGACTATATTAAATTCCAAGTGGCAAACGACACAAGCACAGCAAATATCACTGCAGAACTGGATAGCTATTTCACAATAGAGGCCAGATAATGCCTAGAGTAACCTTACCACTAGACGGCTTTTATGAGTCTGAAACGCTAGAGATATCAGAGCAGGAATGTATCAACTGGTATCGTCAGGTTAGTCAGAGTCAGGGCGATGTATCACCAGTCTCATTACGGGGCTGTGCGGGAATAACTCAGCGCACAACAACGGGCGAGATACAACAGGTTAACCGTGGTTCACACGTTAAAGCTGGGGTTGCTTACTTTTTAAACGGTGAGACGCTTGTATCAATCACCATTGCGTTTGATGAGGAGGGAGTTGTATCATTTACGCCAGTTGCACTTGGTTCAATACCTGGTGATTCTCGTGTCAGCATGGCGGATAATGGTAAACAGTTGATGGTGCTTGTTCCAGGTGGCAACGGTTACATTATTGATGAGTCAAGCGGGACACCATTTGTGCAAATAACAGACCCTAGCTTTACCGCTAACGGTGCGCCTCAGCACGTCAGATTCAATAGCTCATTCTTTGTTGTGACTACTGATACTAAGAAGTTTATCCGGTCATCAGCTAACGACGGCACTAATTGGAGCGCGTTAGATGTCTACTCAGCAGAGTCAGACCCCGACATCATCACGGCGATTCATACCAACAATAACCGTGTTTATATTGGCGGTAGTGAAACCATTGAAGAATTTACGTTTAACGGCTCAGTGTACCAGCGCACAGGCTTTTTCATAGATAAAGGCGTGTCAGCACCATTTAGCATGGTAAGCACCAATAACAGCTTTATGTGGATTGGTGCGGGCACTAACGAAAGTCCAGCTATATGGATACTATCAGGCAACCAAGCACAGAAGGCGTCAACCACCACTATTGATAAGATACTACAAGGCTTTTCAGCCTCAGATATCGAGAGTGCGTTTAGTTATGCGTTTGCTCAAAATGGCGCGTATTTTATCGGCTTTTCATTCCCTACGTTAACGCTTGAGTTCAATACCGTTACCGGCAAGTGGAACGAAAGAACCAGTCAGGTGTTGGATGATAAAGGGTTTACACAGACAATCAGATGGCGTGTTAACTCAGTCGCGTTTGTTGATGGATATCTACTATGCGGCGACTCAAGGGATGGGCGTATCGGTGATATCAGCCCATTCACTTATAAAGAGTACGGTAACGGGATATTACGAACATGCGTGATCCAACCTCTTACCAATCAGGGCAACGCAATCTCAATAAGCGAGCTTGAACCTACATTTAAAGGTGGTGTAGGTACACTTGAGATACCTGATCCGAAAATCAGAATGTCAACATCAAAGACAGGTGAAGGATTTGACGATGAGACTAGCCGATGTATCGGCACAGTTGGCAAGTATAACGCGCGTACAGTTTGGAACAGGCTAGGCCGATTCCCAAGAGAGGCGCTTATTAGATTTACCATGTCTGATAGCGTTGAATCTGAGTTCGTTAAGCTTGAAGCTAGGGTGAAAGGCGGACAGCGTGGTAACTAAAGTTTCTAGTATTAGCCTTGACCGCCCCATCGTTGAGCCAGATGGCAGCTTAACAGTGCAGAGTAGGGAGTTTTTTAGTACAATAACGCAAAGGTCGCTAATTATCGGAACGGGTAGCCCAGAGGGTGTAGTTCCAGCTTTGCAAGGGTCAGTTTATATGGATGACGCAGGGACAACAGGTGCAATACTCTATATTAAGCGAGATAACGCTGATGGTGCGGGCGATGATTCAAATGGTTGGATTTTAGTTTGATAATACTTGGATTGCCAAGAAGCAGAACCGCATGGCTATCTGTTTTCATGTCACAGTCAAATACACACTTTCACCATGAAGCAATTAATGGCTGTAATAGCATGGATGAATACAGAATAAAGGTTAATGGTTGCGGGGATAGCACCACAGCACTGCCATTTTTGAAGGGTGAGCTGGCAGGGCGCAAGGTTGTAGTAATACGCAAAGATAAAAAAGAGCTGCAGCGGTGTATTGACTGGACAAACTCAGAATTTGGTGGCGATAACGAACAAGCAATTTTGGATCTGGATTTAGAATTATCACTGATTGACGGGCTAACTATAAATCAGTCTGACATAGATAATAGATTAAAAGAGATATGGGCGCATTTAGTTGATGACCATTGGCATGACAAATATCTGGAGATTTCCAAGATGAACATACAAGTACAGAACACAGCAATAGATAGTGCTGCAGCTAAAAACCTCATCAAAGGAGTTTCATTATGCCTTGGATAATAGCTGGGGGTGCATTACTAGGTGCGGCGGTAGGTTCTAATGCAAGCAGTAAGGCATCAAAAGCACAGCAAGCAGGCGCAGATAAAGCAGCGGCAGAAACTAGACGTGCAGCTGATGAGGCTCGTGCGGATATCTTTAAGTTATTCCCCGCTTCGCAAGATGCCTTATCGACAGGCTACAAAGGCGCGGCTGATATTTTCGGTCAATCGGCGCCACAGCAAGCCGATATCTTCCAGCAAGGCAATGTTGCAGCACAGCGACAGATTGCAGCGGGTATGCCTCAGTTTCAAAACGCTATCTTAGGTGGCCAGGTTGATTATAATCAATTCCAGCCAACACAGTTACAACAGCCGGATTTCAGCTTTATGCAAAATCAGCAATTTGAAGCTCCCGACCCGTTTAATCCTAATTACGGCATGACGGACGAAGAAATACAAAACGCCACAGCTCAAAATCCACGTTCACCTTGGGCGGTTAATACTCCACCAGTCGGGACTATTTATGGCCCTCAAAACAATCAGGCTAATATGCTTGGCGGCGGTTTCGGTAGAAAAAATTTAATGAGGTATAGATAATGGCGTTACCAATTAGAAACAGCAGAGGCTTTAGGGGTCGCCAGTCGATGATGCAGCAACCTATGCAAGCTGGCATGAACAACGACGCCAACATGATGCGGCCTACTCTTGGTGGGTTTAAATCGCCGCCGCCAATCCAAAACATGATGCGCCAACCCAATCAAATGTCATATGGTGCGCAGAATGCTATGGGCGCACTTGGTGGTCAAGAAGGGGCTTGGAGTCAGCGGGTAGGTGAGGGCACTGCAAGCCCAATGCCAGTTCCAGAGGGATACTACGACCAGCTTAATGGTATTAGTCAACAAACACCAGCTAACGCTCAAACAATGATGCCTCAACAACAGCAACCTATGGTACCACAAGACTACAACAGCCAACTTAGCGCACCACAGCAGCAATATGGTTTAGCTGGCTCAGAAGCAGCATTACAGGCTGGGT